GCGGCCAGTAAGGATTCTGTGTACTGATCTTAAGGGTTGCGGCTGGGCAACAGTTATTGGGCTGATTGAAGGTTCAGGCGGGTCAGAGTTTGTAGAGAGTTGGTCTGCTGATGGCGAAGCAATCCGAAACGAGATTCATCGTACCGACCTCGTTCCTGTTCCCAAAGAATACCAGCTGTGGGTTGTTGTCGGACGCACGCCAAGTGGAACCGTTTATGCCAAGACTGCATGGAACATTCAAGATGTGTGGGTACTGAACGACGGAGACGTTCTTCTCGCTCGTAAGTTGGTAGAGATTAAAGAGGGGGATTGTGATGATGAAGTCCATTCCTCTTGAGTCTACCATCGTCACCGCAGCGGTGAAGTGGACAAACCAGCAGCCACGCTGTTGGGCGTTCAAGACGCACGGTGGCATGTATGGCAAGGTCGGCATCCCCGATGTCATCGCTTGCGTGAATGGTCAATTTCTTGCCGGTGAGTTCAAGCGTCCCAAGCCCGCCGGCTCGCCGGTCACAGCCATCCAGCAAAAGACGATGGACGAGATGCACAACGCAGGTGCAGCGGTTGGCGTGTTCCGAAGTCAAGCAGAATGGCAGATGGCAGTTCTTGGCCTGCTCGTCGCAACAGGTATAAAGGAGGCAGCATGAACCACTCCTACTCTTCTCTCTCTCTCTATTCTCAGTGTCCTCGTGCGTGGTACGTCAAGCAGGTGCTGCGCGTGGAGGAGAAACCCAACGCAGCATCGAACTTTGGCATGGTGGTGCACTCTGCCATCGAGGGCATGTTCAAGGGCGCACCCATCGCCAACTCAGTGAGCGTCGCCGTGGAGCACGCCGCTCTGCCGGTCAACGAGCAGGACGTTCTTACCAGCGCCGTCTCCATCCCACAGCAGTGCATGGGCGACGACCGCCATGCCGAGGAGTGGTTGAAGATGCAGCTCCCCGGCTGTGACTGGCCGATGGTGATGAAGGTTGACCTATGGTACAAGGAAGGCGCAGTCGGCTACGTCTGGGACTGGAAGACGGGCAAGCCGTACCGTCCCGATAAGCAGGTGGCATTGTACGCTTGGGCCGTCATGGAGGCGGCTGGCGTGGACGTGGTGTCGGGGCACCTCTACTTCACGAAGTATGGACAGGACGAGGTACGACAGTTCACGCGCAAGGACGTGAAGAAAGCCGTGGAGTGGGCGTCGGCTGTGGGGCAGGAGATCGAGCAGCAGCTCGCGCTTGTTCAGGTCGGTGGCATAGACGTTCTGCAAGCGTTCCCCCACAAGTTCTGTCGTGAGTGTCAGTGGTGCAGCGAGCAGCAGACGTGCTACCAGAACATGGAGGCAGCAGCATGATTACCCTCGGTGTTCTCCTCGGGACGGCTATCGTTATTATCGTCATGCTCATCTGGGGAGACAAGATCGTTGATTGGATGTGGAGACATTGAACAGTACGACATATGCTTCCGTTCGCATTGCCCAATGCGGGCTTTGTGTTTCATAGGGCGTAGAGACAAACAGACAGCCCCTCACTGCTGGTTGGCAGTGAGGGGCTTTTTGCATTTCTAGTCAACGTCAGGAACTCTTCATTTGCCCTGTGGCTTTGTCTGGTGCACGGAGGCGTGAGAAACGTTCGCCAACGTACAAACACACGGCAAGCCAAACGAGATTGCGAATTAGAGGGTACTTTTACACTTCGTCACGAAAGCGAGAGCGAAGTTCTGCATTTCCATGTTAGAAACTATACAGATTTGTATAGTTCCTTACATGGAACTCAAAAACTTTTTAAGGTGTCCAGACGTGTCCGAAGGTGTCCGGCACTTTTCCAACCGTAAACCTGTCGCGGCTCACACTTTTCAGGGGCAACCTTTAGGAGTTGCCGAAGAGTTCAAGATGGTGACAGAATGACACCGACTGACTTTCTTGCACAATTGGGGTAATACGAATCGCGTTATGCTAGTAGCATAATGCTAGTAGAATAATTTCACCAATGTCAGAACTGCGTGGGGAATAACATCTATTCGCCGTGTGAATAAACTGCCCCTGAGCCGGTATGTGCGCCGTCTGTCTCCAGCCATTCGCCCCGACAGGTTTGGTGCGCTGGGTTCTACTCTACTCTTGAATTACAGGGGCAGCAGGTCGGGTTGTCGGCACCCGTTGCCTTAATCCTGGCCGACGTTGCACGCCATTTGATCGGGGTTTATGGACTACTCGGCATTCGCCGTCTCGGTCAAGGCCCGAACCAGGTGTAAAGAAATCATTTACTACTGCATCATACTACATCACGCTACTGCGTCATAGCGGATAAGAATCAGCCCGATATTGGCCACCCTTGCGTTCAAGATGCACGATAACATAGCCTATGGGAGACGGCGACAAGGCACTTCGCTCTCCATAGCTGCCGCTCCAGTTCAGGAATGAGCCACAGCAGGCAAGCCACACGACATCTTCCGTGATGTGGTCGCCCTTTGCGCCTCCATGCATCCGTGAGCGGCTGACGACCCCAGCGTCCAGTTTATGAGCGTGGCCTCCAACGTACACGTCTGCCCCCTCATAGAGAGTCATCAGCCGTTCCACAGCCGTCAGACCTACTCCTGCCAGCCGCCCAGCCGAGGCGGTGTGGTGCATGTAGATGCTGAATGTGCCCCTATCGCCTGCCACGGCGTTGTGCGTACCCAAGCGATACTGCATCACGCCGCTTGCGTCCATGTACGGCACCTGCATCTGCTCCCACACTTCCTGCTCAGGGTCCACACCCGCGAACCTGTAGAGCCGTGCGCCGTGGTTGCCGCCAACCGCGCCGTCAATCTGCGTGGCTATGGGTTCTAGACTGTTGCGAGCGTATGCCATCGCATCATGCAGGTTCATGGCCTGATCCCACGGCGGCGTCTTGCTTGTGATTGTGGCCACGTCAAGCAGGTCGCCATCGAACAGAACGCGCATCTTTGTCTTCCGAGCGAGGTCGATGGCATATTGCCATTTCTCGGTGTTGAACCATTTGCTCCCAATGTGAGAGTCCGATAAGACCATGACATCCACAGCAGTCTGCGGCAGAGCCTTTGTGACCAGCCTCATGTCCCCTCGTGGATGATCTCGTGGATCACGTTCTCGAGGAGATACGCTGCGCCCTCAAGCCTGTCCACATCACAGAGATATTGCAAGACATGAACCGTCTCATGCGCGAGGGTTGATTGCAGTTCCTTTGTATCCTGATTCGCTCTGACATACACTTGACAGAGCTTGTGCGGCCCCAACAGGTCGGCAGAATCCTCAGCAGGCAAAACCGTGAAACCCCTGCACTCTCTCGCGGAACCGTCAACCTTGCATTCCTTGAACTTGCGGTTGAAATCCTTATCTCCAAGGACTTCGTAGGTTGTGACCATCATGACAGCATCTCCCTCAGCTCAGAAAGCTTGTCTGGAGGCAAGGGCAATTGGTGCATCCATGACCCTATGCCCAGGATGTTGGTCCATGTTGTCATACCGTTCGTGCGCCAACTCAGATGGTACTCACAAGGTAGTCCTGTCGTGGTCTGCCCCGTCGTGGTCTCGTAGAGCGTCCATGTGCCGCCTTCCAGCACCATGCACCATGCGTGACCATAGACACCTGAATCCAGCGTGACCGTCCCCACGCAGAGCCACGCATCGAGACCTTGCTTTCTCAGCGCACTCGTGAGCCAGATGGCCCCGTCCTCACAGTCCATGCCGTGGGGGTTGTCATGGTCTATCAGGTACTGCACCTCGGAGGGCATAAACCACGTGTCTTCACCCCCTGGAACGGCCTGACCAAACTTATCGCTGATATACCAGTCGTCAGTTTGATACCGATACCCTGTCTCCAGTGCCTGCCACGCTGCCAGAGGAGTAGGATAGAGCGTGACCTGACTAGGCTGCACAAAGTCCTGCGCATTCTCCGGCAAGGAGCCAAACCGCTTGCCCGTGACCATAATGCGGGTGCAACCAGTGGACAGCAACATGATAACGATGATAATGGCAATGAGGTGTAGATGCTTCATCTGCCCTCCTTTTCACAGGAGGCTCCTGCCCGTAACAGGAGCCTCACCCTAGTGCCCCAACGCGCGTTCCAGTTCCAACCGCGCCTCCTGTGTCAAGCCTGTTGTGGGAGTTGCTGTGGTGATCGGTTTCCAGGAGATGATGACTGCCAGCAGGATCACCATCAGGGCAGTCAGCAGAATATTGAACCAGCGTCTCATGGCTTCACACCAAACCCCGTGGGGATACCAAGCGACTGCAACCACGTCACGAGGGCGATAATCCCCACCGCCACGACAATCACGAGCACACACTTCATCCATTCTCTCATTGCTGCACCTTTTGCTGCTGTGCTGACACGAGGTTGGCAATCAACGTCTTCACGCCATCAGAACCAACGGAGCAGATAATGCCCGTCATGGCCCAGTCGGCGTAACCGTAGACCTTTGCCCCCACGAGGTTGAAAATCCCTGTCTGAGACAGAACAAACACAACCAGATAGACCGCGATTGTCGCCCATTGCTTAAACGCAGGCGAAGGTGATGAACCCTTGAACAATGAATAGACCAGTGCTTCCGCCAACAGCGTGACAACCAACACCTGGAGTATCGCCATATCAGTCTCCTCTGGAGGCGACCCAGACAGCCCCCAACACGAGCAAACACGCCAAACATACGAAAATCACCGTATCCATGTCTACCTCCCAGCGATAGTTTTGTTGTTCTGAACCTTATACAGACTCCAACCCACGACCTCGTGTTCATAGTCCCAAGTGACAGTTGGCTGGAAAGTCCCCGTTTTGACCATCAAGCGCCGCATGCGCTGCTCCTCGCTCAACCTGCTTTCAATGGAGGTAATCATCGCCGTCACGCCTCGCGCCCATGAGCCATCACTGGCGTAAGTTTGACCAATTTCCCATTGCGTGAGTCCACCTTTGTAGTACGGCGCACCTACTGTCAGATACCCCCGAAGCAACCATTGAGCCGTAATCAGGACATTCAAGGTCTTTGAGGCATACTTTGTCCTGTCAGGATCAGCGGAAGTAATCCCCAACGACATAATGTTGTTGTAGTTCTTCGCCCAGTAGTTCGTACCCCACGCGCTCTCGTGAGCAGCGACTGCCATGAGGAATACTGCATCGAGTCCAGTCTTTTGCTCAACGTAGAGGAAATCGACCCCCTCCAACCCCGTGCCTTTCTCAATGCGGGTCTGGTCAGCATAAGTGAGATAGGAAGGGCAGATAACGGTTGTCTGAGAAGCCAACTGTACGTCTGTCTGCTGTGGCGTTACAGGAACTACCACGGGTTTCTCGGTTGTTGCCCTGCCCAGAGTGAACCCACCGATGCCCGCCACAATCACAAGCAAGACCACAAGAACCCATGTCAAGACTCGTCTTTTCACCACATCTTCACCTCCACGCAACCGTATTTCTCAGTCTCAGACCACATCGGCAGGCTGGTCTGCCAGTAGAGCCAATCTCGATAGGTCATTGCTTCACCTCGATTACCTGTTTCTCGTTGAAACGATAGAGTTCGTGCCATCCCGCTGGAAGTTTCAGGTAGTTATGTTGGAAGTCCATGATATACTTTCCTGACACCACCCATGCGTGTTTTGCCAGTGAGCCAGGGATAGTTCCAACAACCACCCACGCATCCATGCCCTCAGAACGACAGAGGGAACAGAGGAGCGTGGCATAGTCAATGCACACCCCTCTGCCAGTTCGCAAAGTCTCCCGTGGCATTTGCCAACGGTATGGGAGCGGCATGCGGTAATGGAACTGATTACGCACCCAAGCCGCGGCGTACCACGGCGTTTTGAGGCCATAGTTCATGTCTGTGGAGATGTAGATAGTTGGGTCAGACTTTGGTGATGATAGCACGTCCTCAGAGATGTTCTTCATCTGTGGCGTGATGACCGCCGCCGCCACAAAGACGGCAAGCATGGTCAAGATGACAAGAGCGAGGATGATTTTACGGTAGGTCACGTTTCCTCAGGCGCTTGGTAGAACTCAGTCAACCCATGCTCTGGAATGATTGTGCCATCATCAAGCGTTACCGATGGAACTAGCGTGGTCAGCAGATATGTCGTGATGTCTCTTGCCAGCCCGTTCGTTTTTGTGAGATTGACCGTACCAATGTCGTACTCCCTTGTGGCAATGGGAGCGGTTGCGCCCTTTGTGTTCCTGCCTTCCAGTTTTACATGGACATTCTGGTTGACATAATCAATTGTGACGTTCGTAATATTCCAATGGATAGCAGGAACGCCATATGCTGTCGTGAGTGATTTCTGAATACCCATCATTGCCTCCTAGTTGTGGAATGTCATCGGACAAGAACGCGGGAGCAGGAGTAGCGATACCAGTCTAATGTTATCAGATTGGTCGCTGTCGTGCCTGAATTAGTAGCGATGATATTCAGGGGACTCACTCTTGCTGTCGGTATGTGCGAGTTTATCGTGTCCGTCCATACCTGCATGCCATCGGCGCAGGTAACGAGCGTGAAGGTTGCTAGGGTTGCATTGGCGTTCATGGCAATCTTCATGCGATACCAAGTTCCTTGTGTAATGGTGTAGGTTGAAGTGGTGACAACTTCGCTCGTGCTATTGTTCGTTTTGCCTGAAAGGGTCGTTTCCACAATCTCAATCCACACTCCATCGGTAGGAGCCGCGGAGGAACTGGTTGTATGATAGCCCATGCGAATTGTTGTTCCGCTCGTTGCTGTTACCTTGAAAATAATTTCGCATGTCTCGCCACCGCTCATTGGGGAACCAGAGTTTAATTGCCCCGTAACCAGATACCCAGAGTTCGCTGTAGTAGATGACCTAAAAGCGATCATCCCTGGGTGGTTTCCTTGTTCCTGCATCGAAACATAGGTAGTAAATGCCAAACTCCCTGATGCGATTGCCAGAGGATACAGCGGATAAAAAGATGCCGCCTGAGGATACCCCAATAGGTCATTCTCCTGCACCGTCATTCTGCTGTACTTTCCTATCGGTTCCTTGTCGTCCATCTGTGCCTGTATCGCACTCGTCACTCCATGCACATAGCCGAGTTCAGCCGCAGTCGTGGCAAGTCCTGCAAGTTTGTTGACCTCTGCGGCTGTAGCGGTCACATCGGTTGCCCCTGACGCCAGCAGATGAGAGTGGACGGTTGGTGCCTTTCCTGCCAAATCGGTGACAAGGTTCACCACATCGCTCTCGGGGTGAGTATGTGCTGTTGGCGTGCGTGCATCGGAGAGCCGCGAGTCCGTAGTTGCCACGGCCCCAAGCGTTGCTATCTGTGCTGTTGCGTCGGCGTCGTCTAATAGAGCGCGTCCAGCAGGAGTGCAGGGAATCTCTTCAGGATTACCTGGCCCTGCTGAGACACGACCAAGCACCACATCTGGTTGTGACACTTGAATAGACGGCCCCTGCAACCCTGTCACGCCTGCATTGACTGTGACAACAGTGCGGTTGACGGCCACTTGTGTCGCGTTCTGCGTAATCAGGATCGTCATGGCAGCCTCGTGATGTCTGCATCTACGGTGACCGTACCGGCAAGCAGGGTCTTGACTGCGCCGTTGGGAGCAGTTACCTGAAGATCGTAGTAGTACACGCCAGAATTGAGTGCCGCCGTCTGTGCCGCTGTGATGACAGGTGTGAGAACCGTGTTCAGCGTTTCCGAAGGGGCAACAATGAACATCTGAACGTCAATGAGGAGCGTTCCATCAGCAGAGGAGCAGGTCACCTTGACCTCTCCTGCTGAGTCGCGTATCTGCATGAGCGCGGTGTAACCAGTGAGCAAGGTGTCCACTACGGTGTAGGTTTCATCGTAGGTGTCGCCTTGCCGTAATTGAATGTCATAACGTCCAGGCATGTCTGCCTCCTAAGCAGTTAAGTGACGTGCGTGAGTTGAAAACGGCCGACCCAAGGGAATGAATGAACAATGGCACACCTGTCCACAAGCGTTACAAACGCCGTCCTCAGGAATGGGTATGTTCCGCTTGCGATGTTCCAGACGGTTGAGAAGTCCCAACCAGTGAACGTGGATTGCGTCTGCATCTCTGCGGTGGTCTTGCCTTCGCCAAGAGGTGATGTTGTCTGCCCGCTAGTTTCAGTGTCCCAGTAGCAGGAAGTAGCTATTGCCGACGCATCCGCAGAACCACAGAACCCGCCAGTGTTGTCCCCAGACGCAACTACTTCCCCCCCGCTGTAACAATGAGTAAACACACTGTCAGAAGGCGCCTGACCACAAAAACCTCCGGCAGAATCAAGAGTAGAAATAACATCTCCAAGAGCGTAACAATCTGTGCAAGAAATATTTGCTTGCCAAGAACAACTACCAGAAAACCCGCCAGTCCAATAGCGTCCAGTAACATCTGTCGATGATGAACAACGAGTAAAGGTTCCAGCTAATTGGCCAGTAAATCCTCCAGTACCGTCTCCTTCATCGCTGGATATGCTTCCTTCTGCTGAACAATCCGCATAAATATCAGAAGAATCGGAGATACCAATAAATCCTCCAAGATTTGTGCCATTACCGGCAACAACAATTGCCTTTCCCTTGCATCTTATATACTGACCTCCTTGGCTTGTTCCTGTAAATCCTCCGATATTAGTAAGATCGTTTTTATTAACGTTTATGATGGTTAATTCTCCAATTGAATCGGTTGCTACGCCACCAAAATTGCAGGCGATCCCTCCAATATTGTCAATATTGCGGTAACCACTTCCGGTAAAGGTAACCGTAAGTTTTCCACTGCATCGTGTGAGACCTCCTCCAGTTAAAAACCCAGCAATTCCGCCAATATTACCAGGCTCGCCAATGAAAGTCATCGTTCCGATTGTTTGACAATTGGTAAGAGCAATTCTCGTTGGGTCTATAGAAGATATATATCCGAACAACAAGCCAAAGTTGTTCCCCCCAGCAGAAGAAAGAATTGACATTGAACCATTGCAGACAAAGACATTCGAAATAGAAATTGAGGCGTTCATGCTCGCATATTGTTCAGCATAGCCCGCAAGAAACCCCACATTGTGTGGGCCGAATGTTGAGGGTGAATCTTCAACAATCACAGATGGATTCCGTAGGAGCAGATTTTGTATGGTTATTGTTCCTGTTGCACCTGCAAGTGACCAAAATAATCCAAAGTTGTCAGCCATATTAGCATCCTGATAAGTATGGTGCATGTTGGCAATCGTATGGCCCTTACCGTCAAAAGAACCAGAAAATTGAGTCCAGCCAACACTTCCAAGCGGTACCCAGTCTGTCCCAGATAAATCAATGTCCGCACCCAACTCATAGTGGGCAGTCAGATCGTTGTTGATCGTCTCCAAGTCGGCGCGGGTCGTGATGATATAGGGGTCTAAGGCTGTTCCAGTTCCCGTCATATGCTCACTTCCTTTGCATCCGCTGAATATAAGCAAGGCGCATAGCAAAATTGCCCGCCATTTCATGCCCCTATCCCCGTTCCTATCGCAACCCAGTCCACAGAGGTTGCGCCCGCTGTTGCAATGGTGGCTCCCGTGTAGTAGCCGTCGCTGTCCTTGTCCTTGCTGACCACCGTGGCAGTGGGAGTGCCCGTAGCGGCAAGAGGAGTCAAGAGAATACACGGAGCAGAAACGAACTTGTAGCCAAACGTAATTGTCGTACCTGTCGTTGTGCCAAAGACGAACTGTTGCGGGTTACAGTGCAACGCCGTTGTGATGAGGCGTTCCATCTCATTTCTCATACTCATGCTACGTATGCCTCAATAGTGGTATAAACGCTCGTTGCTGTGAGGTTCACCGTGAAGCCGCTGACGTAGTACAGACCGTACCTGCCCTCGTTGTCCTGCCAGCTGAACCTCTTGCCGAGGATTGCTTTGTCCGGCTCCAACCCTGCATAGATGAACGTCAGAACCTGAGAAGCGTTGCGAGATACGTCGTACACGGCCTGCGCCATCGCCGTCAGCTTCGTGTCGTCCACACCAATAGTGGAAAGGTAGGCAAGATTATTGCGGCCTGTCATGGCGAAGTTCTGCAAGTTGGAAGTCGCTCCGTACTTGCCGTAAGCACTTGCCACGTGGGTTACATCGTCCACAATCAGCACCGTGGCAGGGATCGTACCATAGGCCACATCGAACGACGCCTCTTTCAGCCGTTCTCTCTCATACGAGAAATCGCCCAATCCAGGGTTTAGCGCATCCGCGCACGTAATGGCCAACTGTGATGGATTCTGGTACACCGTCACGCCAAGCAGCTGGGCGAGTTTCTGTATCTCCGCGAGATAGGTACTGTTGGGAATGACCAGCACTTTGTCTGCATACTGGTCACGCACCAGCACCGTTGTCGTGGGCATGGTGCCAACGAACGGCACATTTCCCATCGTTGGATTGCTGACCGTCGCGATCATATAGGAAAGAGCGTCAGACAGCGTATAGGTGTCAGAGGGATTCTCCATAGTATGCCCATGTGGCAGGATGTCGTTGAGCGTCAAGTCCCATGCGGTGAGCAAGTCCACGAAGTTCAGCGTCCGCATGTACCCGCCACCTACACGGTCAGCGTGGCTGGTGTCAAGGAAGCCGTAGAAGCAGTCCACGTCGTTCACACGAATACGCCACACGCCACCGCCTTTCTGGGGAAAAATGGAAATTCCACCAGGCTCCCAGACCGTGATGGACGCCGAGCCGCCGCCGAAGAACGAGCCGCTGTAGGTCAGACTCGTCACAACGCGCTGCGGAGAGTCCATGTCTCCCGTGCCGAGAACGATTTCCCCGCCGTTCCCAGCCCAGATGCTCACCTTCGTTGGA